TGTCTGCATTAGAAGCTGTATCTGTCCAATGTGCACTTTCTGAATTAGGTGTTAAATACTTTAGTATATCATTGTTGAAGTTTGTTGAACTTGTTACGTTAACCGACTCTACTTCTTGTTCTACTGTCTCAAAGTTTAAGAATTCAGCATTAGCTACTCTTAATGACCATAAATTATCGTCTAATGTTACCTGTGTTACTGTAGTGTTACCATTAGTAGAGTTTGCAATCTTGTCATTAGTTGTGATTAAGCCAAACATATTATTGACTACTATTTTAGTATTAGCATGAGAACCTGATCCTACATCATCGCCTATAGCTGAAATTACTCCGTTAGCATCTGATGTGTCAACGGTTATACTATCACCAACAGCAAATAGGTCATGTGCATTTGCACCTAATGTAATATGAACATTACTTACGGATTGTGCTGAACTAACTAAATTGTTTACTTGTAGGTTTTGATCGTTGACGTCAGTGAAGGTAACATTGGCATCTTTTGAAAAACCAAATCCACCATTAGCTAATTGAAAGTCAACGAGCCCAGTTGCATCAGCAATTGATGTAACTCTTGCTTGACCTAATTTACCTGAAGCAGAAACAACATCAAAAATATCACCAACTTTATTATCACTTCCTCCAAGTGTAATATTAATATCTGATAAAGAACCAGTAACTACTGGCATACCATCAGTTAATCCATCTGATGACTTAGCTATTATCTCTCCTCTTAAAAAATTACCTCTTAAGTTAGAAAGATTCAATACATGAACTTTTACTCTGTTTAATAGTCTAGTACTTATTGTTTCAACAAAAGCCTTAGCTCCACTAGCACTACCAACTATTTCAATACCTTTTAAATTAACTAGCTTATCTGTATCTTCTGCATATACTTCTAGATATCTTGGTAATTTAAAATTAGATGTAGATGGTTTCAATACATCTTCATATGGATAGTTTATAGTTATTGATTCATCAAATATAAGTCTAAATAATAGTTGTACTGCTCTTGGTGTACCTTTAGCACGATAGAAGTCCATAATATTTTTAATGGTAAGTCTATCATCTGATTGAAGAAGTCCTGGCAATTGAGACAGATAAGTTCGTTTGAAGTGTTCTAAAAACTCTCCAGTTGTTTTATCTATATCTAAATATTCTAAAAGATTACGTGAAAAGTCTAATGTTTGGTTTTCTTGTTCTAAAAATTCATAGTAAGCTCGAAGAAATATTTGAAACATTTCTCCTTCTTCATTATAGAATGCTGGAAACTGTTCTTTGACAAATAAAGAAAGTTTATCCTCTATTTGTCGCATTATACTCTCTCTTGAATTATATTAATTAATGGTGTTTGATTATAACTAAGTATAATATTTTTATCTGATTTAACTGTTCTATTTACAGGTGTTGCAGTTACACTTATAGCTGCACCCTCAAAAGCAGTTACCTTGAAGCTATTAATATTCACTATACCGTCTTCATAATTAACTGTACCAATATTATTTTCAACTACTTCTATTACACCATTTGCTTGTTTTATAACTTGTAGTGTTCCTAAGCCATTATCTCTTAAAGTACAACTTGTTAAGTTAGAAAAGGTAAAGCCAGTTGATGTTATTGGTGCTGATCCGTCTACAAATTGATTTGATGAATTAGGTATTTCTTGTTGAATCTTGTTGTTAAAGTTTAGTACAAAGCTATTAGCTGTGTTTAAATCAGGGTTTAAATTTTTCTTCAACAATACTGTTGTGTCGTTGTTAAGTATAGATCCATCTGAATCGTCTATACTTCTAGCTAACTGTGAGCTTCTTAATGTACTGTTAAACTTGTTAATGTTTGTATTAGCAAAACTTTGAATCTGATCAGTGACTAATGATTTTATATCCGCATCTAATTTAGATGTGTTGTTTGGATCATATCTTACATCAGTATTAATTTGAACAAATAAAAATTCAGGATCAATAACTTTAGGTATTATTGATAATGGTGATCTAAGTCTTAAGAAGTCTTCTATATCTTTTTTTCTACTATCTGGTATTCCATCTGCATTTTTTAAATCTACTGATACAATAACTTTTCCAAACTCTGGAGGTGAAGCCTGTTCTCCTCCAAATACATTTAGTGACTCTATATCATTAAAATTTTGTAAAAGTAAAGTTTTATAATCATTTACTGTTACGGTTCTGTCTTGAATAGTAATTGATCTTGGTGCATTGGTTTTTATAGATTCTATACTTTCAGCTATTCCACCACCTTTTGCATTAGATATAATTGTTATAGAAGTGTTGTCATGTGCTATGTCTGATGTTCCAATACTAAATGAATTAGCTCCATTAGGTAGTTCACCAGCAGTCTTTCTATACACTGCTTCTATAACATTACCATCAATAAGTTTTCTACCTATAACTCCATCACCAAACTGTACCTCGTACTTTTCACTTTCTGCTGGTACAATAAAGTATACGTTAGAGGATCCATCTAATCCTATAGTAGTTTGTGATTTAGTATAAACTGAGTTAGTAGTATCTGCAGCAGATGTTAAAACGGTTACGACTAAACTATTAATGTCTACTTCTTTATTTTGTAGAACAAATCTTTGACCAGTGTTCGCAGTAGCTACTGTAAAATATTCATAAACTATATCGCCCTCAAAGATTTCTAAGTCTTCAACAAGATATCTGTCATTTTTTAAAGGTACTGTTATTCTTTCATTTGTAGTAAATGTATATGTATTGGAATCTACTTGTGTTGAAAAAGATGTGTACTTTGGAATGTTTACAGATGCGACTTGAGTGTCTGGAAAGATTTCTAAATCTATTACAGCTTTTGATGATGTGTGTGAACTTGGTAAGTAATTTAATGACTTGGCATGTGATACTACGCTATCTCTAAGTTGAGCACTATCGATAAATCCTTCAGCAGCCACCATATTAAGATAAAAATTCTGCATAAATGTGTTGTATGATAGTATATCTAACATTACACTCATGTTGGATCCATCAAAATCATAGTCTTTTAACAGGTCTTGTGAACGTAAATATTGCTTAAGATTACTCTTAATTTCACTAAAATCTAAATTTGCTACTGATAAACTACTATTTGCCATTACCTTATTCTCTCTATTTCAAGGTCTAAAACTTGTTGATCTTGATTATTTATTAAATTAAACACAACTGATATGAATAGATAGTTATTATCTGGGTCTGGACTAATCTTTATATTGATTATTTCAGCTCTTGGTTCATATTTTTCTACTGTTTCGCTAATTATTTGTCTGGCTGTAATACTTGTTTGAGGTGTATAATTATCAAACAATAATGATCTAATTTTACATCCTATGTCTGGTTGCATCAATCTTTCACCTTTGTCTGTAAAAATTAAATTCTTAATAGATTGTTTTACACTATCAACATCTTTCTTCAATGCTAAGTCTCCTGTAGAAGGCAAAGCTGTAAAACTATTATTGAAATCTGTAAAATTAGCCATGTCTTTATTTATGGTTCCCTGTTAAGTCTCTGTGGTCTTCTTCCCCTAATGTATATCGGTGGTTCGTTTACATCAATACCTTTAGGTTGTAAAGCATAAATTCTTTCTACTGCTTCAGTGTGAAATTGGAAGTGTGTTAAAGAATGTATTTCTTCTGAAGTTATTGTTGGGATGGTTGGTTCCTCGTCAATTAGTTTTGCTTCAAATAACTGAATGTCTCTTTGATATTCAAAAGTCTTTTGTCTTAGTTGTACATAAATGGTTTCAGCATCACCTCTTCTTTGTAAAGCAATTTTCTCTCTATGTAATTGTCTTAGCCCTTCCATAAATCTGTTCCATTTTGGACCGACTGTAATAAATGGAGCTGTTTTTTCATATTCAGATATCTCATTAACTTTTGCAATAAAACCTTTTATAAAAGGTGCTACAAACTTATCAATGTCTTCTTGAATAAGTGCCATATTATCTACAAATTCTTTTTCAATTTCTTGTGCCTTGTCTGTATCTGGATTCAATATTACGTTTTTAGATGTTTCTAAATTATCAGCAGGTGCAGTTACTTTTTCTGGAGCACTTGCATTGTTTACTTCTGCTGCTTCTTCAATAGGCTCAGCATCTTCAGTTGCCACTTTAGTTTCTACGCCCTTCTTAACAAAATTACCATCTGCATCAATTTCTACATTGGGAACATCTTTACATATACCATCAACAATAGAACCTACATCAAATCCAGGTAATGTAATTTGAGGTAGTCCACCCATCAAGCCTTTTATTGCTGATAAGTCACCACTTGCTAATTTACCAAGAGATCCTATTACATTCTTAGCTTTAGCTTGATTTTGTAAACTTTCAAATTCTTTACTTAAACTTTCTAACTTACTTGGATCCACACCAGTCTTAGATAGCATTTCATCAACATTTATTTTATCACCAAATTCACCTTTTATGTTTTTTAGTTCTTGTAATGCTACACCAGGATTATCTAAACTGGTCATAAGTTTTGTCATTTGTTCTTGTAAGTTAGCTTTTGGTTCTGGTATCTCTGGTACCGCAGCTTCTATCTTTTCAAGTATTCCATCTGTCTTTGATTTTAAATTATCTTTTAAACCACTAATACTATCAGCAATACCTGCTGCACCAGTTCCAATAGAACTGTTCTGTATGTCGTCCAGAGCTGATCCTATCTTTGCATCGAGATCTAAAAGTCCTTTTGATGGTCCGCAATGTTTTCCGCTCATAGTTATGTATTCCCATCCGGTGCATCAGATGTATTTTTTGCACCTGAGTTAGCACCATCTCCAGTATCCATTGAAGTTGTTTTATGAGTATGAGTATGCAATGTAACAGTTGTGTCTGTAATGTTACCAGATACTACATCTATTGATCCATTATTATAATCAATAGTACCTGTAGGTGCTACAATTGTTTGAGTTGCTTCACTTTCTAATTTTTGATTACCGATTGACTTAACAGTCATTGTTTCTTCTGCAGCCATGTTTACATTAGTACCAGCTGCAATATTAATATTGTTACCAGATAAAGTTGAATAGTTATCAGCAATGATATGTGTTGCTTTATTTAAGTTAGTTCTCTTATCTTCACCTGTCGTGGTCTTTGTATGAGTTCCTTTTATATTTTCAGTATGATTACCAACTGTATTTAAGTTTACATTTTTAGAGACTCTTTGATTCACATTTCCATTTACTTGAGTAGACTTATCAGTTCCAATTTCTTTTGCTTCGTTACCAGCAATCTTTTGTACGACATCTCCTCTTACAGTTTGTATAAAGTCTCCATCTATCTCTTCTATCTTGTTACCTTTGATGAGTGTTCTAACATCGCCATTGATAGTAATGTTAA